AAATTAACATCCACGTAGGAGCTGCTTATGATGATAAACCTATGGCCCTTGATAACTTTTGCAAGAATTTTCAAAGATTATCAGAAGCCGTCAAGACAAGACTAACAGTCGAGAACGATGATAAACCATCGCTATACACCACAGAGGAATTATACAATGATATCTATAAACGTATTGATATTCCTGTGGTGTTCGACTATCATCATCACGACTTGCACCCTGGAAACCAATCAGAACGTGAAGCCCTCGACATGGCTCTTACTACTTGGCCTATGGGTATCCGTCCTGTGGTGCACTACTCTGAATCCAGATCTGATGAATATGGGGATTCTCGAATCAAGCCGCAAGCTCATTCTGATTCTTATGTTCGGCCCATAAATACCTATGGATATGAAATGGACATTATGCTTGAGGCAAAACACAAGGAGTTAGCACTCTTTAAAATGCGTGAACTAATGGAGGAAAACAATGTTCGATAAATTTTTTAAAAAAGTTTTTAAATCTAGAAAAACTGTTTCCGATGAGGAAGCCAAAGAGATGGAAAAAGAGTTAGATAGACTTAGAGAAGATGTAGAAGTTCGAGAAGCTCAAGTAATAAAACTAGGCAGACTTTTACATGAAGACCCAAGCAACAGCGATAGATATGCGAAACGCTTAAACATACATAATAGGATCATTGTTGATAACAAAAAAAAGATCCAAGAACTTGAAATAAAACTACTTGACAGTTAAGGAGGAAAAATGTCAACAGAAAAACAAAGAAAAGAAGGCACTGGTCACGGTGTTGATCTGGAGGATCGTCAAAAAGTCGAGCCACCGAAGAAATACAAAGTTATTTTACACAATGATGATTATACGCCAATGGATTTTGTAATAGTTATTCTTATGGATGCTTTTAATTTTAGCTTTCAAAAAGCATCAGCTATAACGATGGAAGTACATGAAAAAGGTAAAGGTATAGCTGGTGCGTATTCTAGAGAAATAGCTACAATGAAAGTAAAACGATGCAATCAGATAGCAAGAGCTGAGGGTCACCCATTGATGGTAACAATGGAGACAGAATGATAGATCTACATTGCCACCTAGATGGTTCAATTAGAGAGACTACACTCAAAGAATTATATAAAGATACCTTACCTAAGATAGTCTTTTACCCCAACATGGGTATAACAAAAGCTCTTGAATCATTTAGAATCACCTTATCTGTAATGCAAACATTAGATAACATTACTAGAATAACACATGAGTTGTGCGAAGATTTAGAACTCATGGGAACAAAGCGATCTGAAATAAGGTTTGCACCACAATTGCATTGTAATGGAGACATTGAAAGAGTTATAGATGCTGCAATCTGTGGTTTAAAACCTCGACATAATTTAATTCTTTGTGGTTTATATGGCGAACCACCTGAAGTATTGCAGTCTTTGGTAAAAGCCGCAAAAACACGTCCTAGGGTCGTTGGAATAGATTTGGCAGCTGCACCACTAGACTCTCATCAATGGGGCATTATGGACTATTCTGAGGCGTTTACGGAGGCAAAGCGAGCTGGATTAGGAAGAACTGTCCATGCTGGTGAAGGAAGACCTGCTGAAGAGATAAAAATTGCAATCGAACACCTTCATGCTCAAAGAATTGGGCATGGCTTGTCTGTTCTTGGAGACAAAGAGGTAGCCGATTTAGTTCGAGAAAGAAACATACACATTGAAGCCTGCCCGACTTCAAATGTACACACAGGTTGTATTGAAAAATTTGAGTACCATCCAATGATGAATTGGTTAAAAGAAGACATTCGCTTCTCTTTGTGTTGTGATAATGTTTTATTATCTGAAACTTGGGGAAGAAAAGAATATTTTAAAGCAAGATTATTGTGCGACATGACGTTTGATCAACAAAATCAAACACAAACTTGGGCAAAAGAAGCACTTTTTTCTTGACAAAGTAAACATTTTGTGTTATAATAAATAAAACAACGGAGGATAATATGAAAGAAGCACTATGCTTAATCATTGGCATAGCTATTGGTACGCTATTCCATGAAGACATACCTTACCTTAAGGATGTTAATACCAAAAAATTAAAAAAACACTTAAATGGTGTTGTAGAATCTGTATCAGGAGGTAAATAATGAAATTTATTAACTTACACGCACATAGTGGTGTAGGCTCGCCTTTTGATGGCTTTGGCTACCCACAAGAACACATGGACTTTGCATTTGAAAATGGATGCGAAGGTCTTGCATTAACCGATC